CGCTTCCCAAAAAGAAAGAGAGTAAGTAATGAAACTCAAAATCACTAAGAAACAAAAGGCTGTAGTTAAGTCATACATCCGTGCTGTTGCAGGTGCTGCAGTAGCTATGGGTATCGCACTACTAACAGATCTTGCACCAGAGTATGCAGTACTCATTGGTGCAGTTGCTGCTCCTGCTATTAAGTGGGCAGATAGAACAGAAGAAGAGTTTGGTTTAGTACTAGATAAGTAATTATTGACTGCGAGGCTATGCCCCCTGCTTTCCCTAACGGGAAGGTGGGGGGCTTTTCTTTGTTTTACCGGTAGTGTTCTGGACTATCTACTGGGCAGGGAACTGTGACTAGATTTCCACAGGAAACACAGGTACCATCAAGGAAGTACCAACTGAGTTCATAATCTTCAAAGGCTGCCATAACGTTAAAGACCTGCGACCCACACGGACAGACGTGGAGAGGTCCTAAACCCCGCAGATCGGCCCCAAAAGGCTCAGGAAGGGTATCTGTAGAGCGACGGAAGAACGGCAGGGTTGGTAGACGGAGACGCATACTCCCTGTTCCTCGCTTTCTTAGGCCCGCGAGGGCCACTGTACTGTTGATTCGCTTCGCTCATATTGTAACTACACAGGTAGTGTCGCTCTGCGACGACACGCCGTTACTATGTTAAAGTATTTCAATGACTACCATTGCAGGTATACAAGGCATTGACTTTGCGTTGCTCGTCGCAGACTCGCAGATAACAGAAGACAACCTCGTTACCTTAGCTACATCAACACCTAAGATCGTATCTGCAGGTAAGTTTCTCATTGCAATCTCAGGTGACACACGACCTGGTGACATACTTTCCTACAACTGGAAATCACCTACCTATCGTGGTGAAGATCCCGTGCAGTTTATGGGTAAGAAAGTAATACCAAGCCTGATTAAAACTTTTAACGACAACAACTACGACTTCAACAAGGTGGACAAAGATGGCGGTTTTGATTATCTCTTTGCTTTTAACGGTAACATCTTTCGTGTTGCTTGTGATCTCTCTTTTTTCCAAGCAGATAACGGAGCGTATGGCATTGGTAGTGGTGGGCAGTTTGCTCTTGGCTACCTTACTTCAGTTATCAAACCTGATATTGATCTAGCCTACGCTAAGCGACACGCCCGTAAGGCAGTGGAGATCGCGTCGGTACTTGACGCTAACACTGGTAAGCCCTTACAGTTGGTGGTCCAAGAACGGTTCTAGGAGGAGCTTTGGAAAAGACAATTGATTACGCCATTAATGAGGCGTTAGAAACAGGCAGGCTTAGTGCTATGCCACAGTTTCTTGAAAAAGAATTAAAAGAAAAACTTAAACAACATATAGAACAACGTGCATCTGTTTATTACGGTGTATTAGAACGCAAAGAAGTTGCATCCACTAGCTGTCCTTTATGTAAAGAGAGCTTTCCAAATTATGAATATACTCGTGGGATGTTGACAGCATTTAGCCAGATGATTGATACCTTAAATGGTTACTGATCCTAAAGAGTTACTACTGACTGCACTGCGTGCAGGAGATGCTAAGCGTTCACGGTCTACACAGGTACAGATAGGACCATCAGAGATAGGTGGCTGTCGTCGTAAGGTTTGGTACAGACTTAACGACCAACCTGAAACTAACAACAACGAATTAAAACTTGCTGCAATTATGGGTACTGCTATCCACGCAGAAATTGAAAGAGCTTTAGCAGACAACAAAGATGTAATGATTGAGACTGCCGTTGAATACAACGGAATGAAGGCACACATTGACTGCTTTGTACCTGGTACTGGTGATGTCATTGACTGGAAGACAAGTAAGGTACGTAACCTTTCTTACTTCCCGTCAACACAACAACGGTGGCAGGTGCAACTGTATGGCTATCTCCTAGCTAAGAACGGCTATGCGGTCAACCGAGTATCTCTAGTGGCAATCGCTAGAGATGGTGACGAACGTGATGTCAAAGTTCACACTGAGAACTACGACGAGTCCATCGCTCTTGAGGCACTCGGTTGGCTAGCGGCTGTTAAAGAAGCACAAGAGGCGCCAGCACCGGAGAAGGATGCAAACTACTGTCAGTTCTATTGCAAGTACTACGACTCATCAGGTGAGATGGGATGCGTTGGTCTAAAAAAAGAACGTACACCAGTCAGTGATGTAGTCATTGATGATGCAGATATTGACAAGAACGCACTGCTATACCTACAGTTAGGCAAGCAGATCAAAGAGCTTGAAGCACATCAAGATTCATTGAAGGCTTCATTAGAAGGATTACTAGGTACCACTGCAAGTGGTATTGAAGTAAGTTGGACAACTGTTAAAGGGCGTGAGTCTGTAGACAGTGATGAGGTACAAAAACTTCTTGGCTTTGTACCGAAGAAGTTAGGCACTGAGAGTCAGCGTCTGACTGTGAAACAAAATGGAGGTAGTTAAATGGCAACAGAAGGAACAAAGTTCCAAGTTAATTTTAAGACAGCAGATGGAACGTTAATCAATCTATATGCTGCAACAGTTACAGAGTTAGAGACAGGTCTTGCAGATCTTGCAATGAACGCAATGAACATCAAAGCAACAGCAGCAGAGCTTGGTTCTACTCAGCCTCGTGCAGTAGCACCAACTGCAGCACCAACTGCAGCATCAGTTGCTCAGGCATTTAATGCAACACCAGTAGCACCAGCAGGTGGCGGTAATACCTGTGCTCACGGTGAGATGGTATTTAAGTCAGGTACATCTACGAAAGGTCCTTGGAAAGGTTATATGTGTCCGACACCTAAAGGTGCTGCGGATAAGTGCGACCCTATCTTCGTACGCTAAATGCTACGGCGACCAGAAGAGTATGAGTCGCCAAGTTGTGCAACAATCGGTGGAGACTTTTGGTTTCCAGATACTAAAATTGACATCAAGTCTGTAAATGATGCTGCATTTGCTAAAAGCATCTGCGGTAGATGTCCTCATCGCAGGGAGTGCGCTGAGTGGGGTATTAAAAATGAGGTTCACGGTATTTGGGGCGGTCTAACTATTAGAGATCGTCAACGAGTAAGGCGTGAACGTGGTATGAAAATTCATCAGGAGGACAAGAGTGCTTGACTTATCCCGTGCGTGGGGTGGTGTGCTTACCAAAGCAACACCATTACCTGACGTATGGAAAGAGTTAGTAAAGGAACAGATCAAGTTCCGACGCGGTCAAGTATGTATGGTTGCTGCAGCCCCTAATGCTGGTAAGTCTATGTTTGCACTTATCTATTCAATTAAGGCAAAGGTGCCAACTCTTTTCTTTTCTGCCGATACCGACACAACTACAGTAATGATGAGAGTAGCTGCTCACACAGCAGGCCATACACAGATGACCGTTGAGGCTAACCTAGCAACAGATACGCACTATTACGACAGACATTTTGCAAAGTCTTCACACATTAAATGGGTCTTTGATTCATCACCATCGTTAGATGATATTGAGTTAGAGGTCAGAGCATACGTAGAACTCTACGGTGTGCCACCTGAGTTGATTGTGATAGATAACTTAATGAACGTTGCTGCAGAGACAGACAATGAATGGGCAGGACTACGAGCAATTATGATGGAGCTACACGATATGGCACGTAAGACTGAGGCTTGTGTCTTAGTACTACACCACGTATCCGAGCAGTCAGAGTATGGAAGTCCAAGCAAGCCACCTGCAAGGCGCTCCATACACGGTAAGGTCAGTCAGTTACCTGCTTTGATCTTAACTTTGGGCTATGACCCCGCACAGGCAAGTCTGTTTGTTGCACCAGTAAAGAATCGTTTTGGACCACATACTGCAGATGGAACAAAATATGCACACTTGCTAGTAAACTATGCAGCCTGTCAGATAGGCGACCAAGATGCACTTGGTTGGATGTATCGAAGAGATGCGTTAAATGGTTACGGAGGGGGTTACATTGTCGAAGAGTAATACGGAGATGGCCTATGTTAAGAACCGTATCAAGCAGTTAGAAGCTGATATGGCAAACTTAGTGATGGCTTTAATTGAACTCAAAGTATTTAAGATTAAGATAGATGAAGACGGCAATGCTATCTATGACACAGGTAAAGATGGCAAGCCCGAAGTACAATAAGGCTAAGGGCGCTGCCTTTGAGATAGATGTAATGAAATGGTTTCGTAGTCTTGGTATACTTGCTGAACGTTTACGCTTGGCAGGCAAAGATGACGAAGGAGATATCGTAGTTGTCATAGCTGGCAAGACGTACGTACTAGAACTCAAGAACACGGTTAAGTTAAGTTTGCCGGAGTTCTGGAGACAAGCCCAAGTTGAGGCGCTTAACTACGCAAAGGCTCGTGGTATAGGGGAAGTGCCACCTGCTTATGTAATAGTTAAGCGTCGCAACGCGGGTATTGAAAAGGCTTGGGTCATC